GCAAGGAAACATTTGCGTGGTAGATCCTAATATCCTGTACCGCGAGTACATGGCAGAACTACTCGCGGAAAGAGAACTGAATGACAGCCTGTTCATCCCATGGGAGCCGACCGCTATTCCGTTCTTGCAACAGCTAGAGTTCCTGCAAGACACCACTCTTACCAAGTTGGCTCGTTGCGGTAACCGTGCTGCTAAAACCTTCACGAACATGAACAGCCTTCGCTACAAGTTAACAAGGAAGCACCCTTGGAACAAAAGGTGGAGGGGGAACTATGCTCAGTCAAAGCCGAAGACTTTCTGGCTCGCAGGGCCAAACTTCGACTTCTTGACGGAGGTTTGTTGGAAGCAATATTTGTCGCGGCTAGTTCCGCGATGGTACTACACTGATGACAACCTCAATGAGATGCTCAGTATCGAGAAGGACAAGGATAAAGAGTACGTCACTCGCGTAAGGTTCCGAAACGGTGACACGCTGGAATTTAAGACTTACAAGCAGGCGTACCTCGCCATCATGGGTCGAGCAATTGACCACCTCACCGTCGACGAAATGCCCCCTAGTCTGTCGGTACTCGTCGAGCTTATCACCCGTTGTGGTGACAAGGACGGCGAGGTGGAGCTTGGCTTCACGCCGCTCGTGGAGAACGAAGAAATCCGCGACTGGGTAGACAACCATGAGACTTTGGCAGTCCACCAGTGGGCCATTGATGACAACCCCGTCTATCGGGACAACCCCGAAAGACTTGCCCGTGTGCTCTCAGAGTGGAAGCACCTTCCAGAGCCAGAGCGCGAGGCTCGGCGCAAGGGTGACTGGTACTATCAAGATGACGGGACTCTGCGGGTATTTGAAAACGTAGTCCCTCAAGTCGTGGAAGACTTCGAGATCCCGCCATGGTGGAGGCAGGTTCGGATAGCCGATCCAGCGTCCCACCGGACAGGGTTCTCCATTCTGGCGGAAGATCCAGAGACTGGTACTTGGTATTGCACTACTGCCGTAGAGTTCGAGTGGAAAGGGAAACTAGCCACTGCACCGCAAATCGAGACGGAAATGGACCGTTTCAACACACTCGGGATCAAGTATTACTATTCCAAGTATGACAATGCAGAAGCGTGGTTCGGGGCCCACTCCAGCGGTGTATGGAGTGCCTGTATCCTCAAGAATAAAGAGTTACAGATACTCGCACTGCGTAAGCTGATGGTAGATGGGACTTTGAAATTCTTCCGCATCGGCGGTGCCCTGGCAGTCAAACAGGTCATGACCTATCGAAGGCGTGAGAGTGGTACTATCATAAAAAAGAAAGACCACGTTGTAGACACGCTGCAATATTTTGCTCGTGAGGTTCCGCCACGCCTTACGAAAGAGCAACTTAGGAGAATCATGACGAACGCCGACTGGCAGTCGGAACTGTATGAGGCTTACAAGGCGGAGAAAGCCAAGAAGACGAAGGAATCCGAAAGAGTTACAGCAATCAAGAGTAGACATTCTAGGCTTGCGGTGAGTCGAGCCAGTTTGAGAGGAAGGGGCAGAAGATGAGTATGGAGTCCGTTGTGGCTATTCAATTTGTTACACTGGGCCTAGTTGCTGTGATATCAGTATTCTGTGTAGCGGCGTATAGGATATCGGCGAACCGCATAGCCTTACTGGAGAGCAGGAGAAAATCTGACTCCTACACTACAGATAGCACACATAGGCTAGTGCAAGGTGTTCTCACAGACTACCAGAGCATCCTTGCCGCAATAGATATGGGGAAGGCGTCTGACGCTGACCACGACAGGAGACTGAAGTACATAGAGGACTTCGTCATGCAGGTAAAAGAGAACGCAAAAAAGTTGCGCGAGACCCAAGCAGAACACGCAAGGCAGATCCAATCCAGAATTGCGAGGTAGCCGAACATGGCAATGTTCACCCCGACGTCTTTTGACGACCACCAAGACTTCCTGTCCGACTTCTTGCAACAGGGCAAGATAAAGTTGGCCAGGATGAAGCTCGAATGGGACATATGCCGCGACCTTTACCAAGGAATCGCCACCAAGCCACAGGCCGGTGTCGATACCTCCTTGGTGACTGCATTGTTGCAGACAGGAGCGGTGACGACGAATCAGGATATCCCCATCGACTCCCTCAAGCTCGTTACGATGATGCTATTTTTACAGTCCAAGCTAACCTTGTCTGAGCCGAGTGCAGTCGTAAAAGCCTACACCTCAGATGAGTCCGACCACAATGCCGCTCGGTATGGGCAGAAGGTGGTCGAGCACATCAAGGTTGCCACCACCCTGAAGTCAGAGGTGGAGAAGGACTTCAACCTAAACTGTGCTAGTCTTGGAGAGGCTATCCTCTACACTGGGTGGAACCCAGACGGGGGCAAGAGCGCCCTGGACCTTCCCGAGGATTTCGATCCACTCCGTGACGAATTTACCATGGAAGGAGACTACGAATATCGTAGTGTTTCCCCTTACAATTTCATCATGGACCCGAACTGCACCAACTTTCATCACAACGCGGAGAATTGTGCGGAGTTGCGTAGGATTCCTCTGAATCAGATAGTCTACAAGATGCAGCGTCGGTACAAGGACGACCCAGAAAAGCTCCAGCAGATGTTGGAGTTCTTGGAGAACTTCGCGAAGGAGTGCACCAACCGCGAGTTCGCCGGGAAGATGATGGACGTCTCGAAGATGCAAATCAAAAAGGGTAAGGAAGTCTTGCTCTGGGAATATTGGGAGAGGGCAGAGCCATGGAATGGTCTCCTTGGGCGATACTCCCTGTTCGCAGACGTAGGTGACAATGCAAAGGCCAAGTTGCTCTTCACTGAGGACCACCCATTCAAGCATCGACAGCTACCCTTCGCAGTCTTGACAGACATGGATGTGGCAGAGGACCCACATGGCCTCAGTCGTGCTGTGTTGGCTATGGCCTGTAACGACGCTATCTCGCAACTCTACACTCAGGTCATGGCGAACGTCGAGTTGCATGGGTCTATTCGGCTCCTCGTGCCTGAAGGGTCGATGTCGAACGAGTATTTGTCTGACGCGCCCTACAAACCCATCAACTACAATGCAGCTTTGGGCGATAAGCCGTCCTATCTCGCCCCTGCATCGGTCACGAACGACATTTGGCGACTCCATTCGCTGTTGGAAAAGGAGATCGACGCTCTTTATGGTGCGAACGAGTTCAGTCGCGGGGAAATACCACGCGAATTGTCGAGCTACGCCGTATCCCAAGCGGTGGAGCGCGACGATCAGTTCAGAATCCGCATTTTCAACAAGAAAAAGGAAGTTTTCAAGCGGATATTCGAGCAAAGTATCGAGTTGACGAAGCAATATGTCACAGAAAAGCGGGCTTTCCTCATTTCTGGGGATGAGATGTCCTATGCGATGGAATCTTTCGCCGGTTCTGACATCATGGGCAACACAGGAGTCTTTGTTTCGTATGGTCTCTACCAGCCAGCAGACCCACACGCACAAAAACAGCAGATCCTTGAGTTGGTGAAGACGGGAATCTTCGAGAAGGCGGGAGGCAACTATCAAAAACTTGTCGGTACCCTTCTTGATGGAGATATGTTGGATATCCGAGACATGTTCGAGCAGTCAAAGATGATCCAGAAGCAAGAGATTGTCCGTATGATCAACGGAGAGAAAGCGCCTGTTCAGCCATGGCATGAGCACTTTGCCCACTACGATGAGATCGTGCGCTACATGCAAAAAATGCAGTTTGAGAGGCTTGACGAGGAGACCCAAAAGGCAATTTTCGCCCACAGCGAGGAACATAAAAAGGCAATCGCTGAACTCCAAGCAGCAGCCAATAAGCCGCTTCAGGGAGTCCCACAGGCAGGGGGAGCAGGGGAGAAGCCAGGAGTGGCCCCGGCACCGCCCCCGGCACAGCTAGGACCAAGCCAAGAGGCGGGCGGGGGAATCCCACAAGGGGCCGCGCCCGCAGGACCAGCAGTAGGGATCACAGGCCAAAAGCCACTGGCGTAACCGTTAACTGAAGGAGTTATCATATGCGTTTCGGAATTTCGCGATTTGCTCTGAACGATGCTACCCCCGCGGCTGGGGTTCCGGCCTCCACATCCACCTCTGTGCAAGATAGCTCGGGAGGGAGTGACGGAAATTTGACGATGGACTCGGTTGATGGGATTTTCGACCAAGTCGCAAACCACTTCCAGGCGAAGTGGGACGACCCAAAAGACAAAACGAATAACGAAGACGGGGCTAGTGACGAGGATTTCTTTGGGGACGGAGAAACCAAGGAAACTGACGAGGGGACTCCCGAAAAGGGGACCGAGAAACCTGGGGAGGAAAAGCCACCCCGAACGGATGACGAGACCTCTTTCAAACCCTACACTTTCAAAGCCACCATTGATGGTAAAGAGGTAGAAAAAACCTTCAAATCTGCCGAGGAGCTTAACGGCGCGTTGGCTAAAGCGGAGATTGCCCCTCGTCTGTGGCAAGAATCAAAGCGCCTGCGAAGCGAGATGGAGACCCTTAAGCCAGATGCAGAGTTTGCCCAGGATCTCATCGAAACCGCAAAGCAAGAGCCATTGGAGTTTTTGAAGCTCATCGAGTCTGATTTCATTTCGCCAGAGGTACTGTCTGGCTGGGTTTACGACAAGTACCATGAGTTTGCCAAAGTCGCCAACATGAGCCCAGAACAGCAAGCAGCTTGGGCCATGCAGAAAGAGGCAGAGAAAATCATCGAGGAGAACAGATATCGTCGGCAACTCGACGCAGAAGCCCAGCGCGAACAACAGCAGAGGCAGGAGCAGGAAGAGTCCCGTCAATTTCACTCGTGGGCCAGCAAGGAACAGACTCGCTGGAAGAAAGACATTCCGTCCGAGTACCACGGCAATGTTGATATGGCAATGAAAACTGTAGTAGCATATGCTAGAAGACAGCTTGATGTAGGAGAGCAAGTCTCGTTCAAGAGGATGACAGGGATGGTGAAGACCCTTCTGGAGCCTTACAAACGTAGCATGAGTCCCGCCCAACGCGAGCGGGAGGTTGCGGATGCAGTGCGTCGGAAGAAGGAACAGGCCACCTCCTCAGTGCAACGAGCAGTCAGAGGCGCGTCGTCCCATCGGAATGACGCAAACCCCGGCAGGATGGCATACACCGCAGAGGATATCTTTGACGGGGCCATTGCCGGACTTAAATCTGGTCGTAATAAGTGGAGAGATGAATAATGACGACACCAGCAGTACCTTTGTCAGTGTTGTTCCCGCGAGACGCGGGATTCAACCTGCAAGAGCTTCTGAAGATCATCCAAAAATCTGGCATCTCGGTCCTGTGGGCCAAGGTGGAAGATGCGTTTCAGCACATCATTGACCATGAGCGAAACGTGAAATGGGGACAGGAACAAAGATATGCCTTGACGGTCGACCCAGGCGGCGGTGCAATGACCCGGTTGGCACAGCAGGGCGGCGTGTTCGCTCCTGGCGACCGGACGAAGAACATCCTCGGTGTTCTGTCACCTAAATACCAATCGATCACGTACCAGTTCGAGCGGTTCCACGACCGAATCTCGAAGGACGACGTGGCTGCGTACATCAACAGCCAGAAGCAAGAGTACACCCAGAAAAACGATTTCCAAAAATCGTTCATGATTCTTCAGATGCACGCGGATGGGACGGGGCGACAGGCTACTCCTATCGGTCTGGGTGACACTGACGAAGCGGCAGCCGCCAGCTTCACCCTGACTGACAACAGCACTCCGATGAAGGTTAAGGTCTCGGGCCTTAACTCCAATCCTGGGTCTGTGTCGTATTTGATGGAAGGCTCAGTCATCTCCCTCATGTACATCGACCTCGATGCAAACAATGACGGAACCAATGACACTGTGCCTACCAATGCTGGTGCGTTCCCTCGCCTGCTGTCCCTTCTGTTCACGGATACTGCTGCGGCTACTGCGCAGTACGATGCCTTCCGCGTTGTGGAAGTCGACATCGAGAATGATGCAGTCCTCGTGATGCCTGCCCGTGAGTACACCGCGACGTTGGCCACCAAGGGTGACTACGTCCAGGTGAATGAGTGGGTAGAGAATGGCGCAGCCGGTGTCGTCACGGTCACCCCTGTCAAGGGAATTCGTTGCGATTATCCGTCTGTCGACGCGGGTCACGGTGTGGCTCTCGGCAACTTCGCCCAGGTATTCGTGGCCGGTGCAGCCGGAACCTACATCTCCCTCGTGCATCCGTTGTACATCAACAACACTCAGGCATCTGCCAAGACTCAGCTTGGCCTCGGCTGGACTTCCGCCACCGAGATTTCTGCCATCAGTGATGGTGTGCTGACTGGACTTGAGACGCTTCTCACTGACCGTACTCACACGGTCCATGGAATCGCTCGCGGGGCCATTCGCCAGTACCTCCCGACCCACAAAGACGGGCATATGAATGACCTGTCGTACAACATGATCTACAGCGCAATCGCGCAGCATGTGAACCGCAATCGTGGCACACTGCCTGAGTGGAGCATCCTTGGCATGAACCCAGTTCCGTACTCCTCCATGGTCTCGGCGTCTGAGAATGACCGCCGAATCACCGAGGGAACTGGTATCCGTGGTGAGAAGGGGGCCAAGTACATCGAGGTGTTTGGCAAGAAGTTCCAGCTTGAATCTAGCTCTGTCCAGAAGAAGGGCTTGATTTACTGCGTGGCTGACAAGGCTGTGAAGCTGAAGGACGGCGAGCTTTCCGATATCACGGTGAGCGGCCAGAATCAGTTCCTCACCATCCGTGACGGGAACCGCGTCAATGTTATCGAAGCCTACGGCGAAGTCGTGGGTGAGATGGCGGTTGAGGGTGTTCGTCGGTGCATGTACATAGATAACTTTAAGTACTCGACCTTCTGAACATCCGAGTGGGTAATCACTAGGATATTTGACTTCTGCTTCCACTGGGGCTACGGTCCTGGTGGAGGTGAGAAAGATGAGTCAGGTAGATCAGATGATTGGTAAGCGATACGGTAGGTTAACGGTGATAAAAGCGGCCGCCCCGAAGGGGCGGCAGCAACGTTGCCACTATCGCTGTGACTGCGGGACTGTTGGGGAGACTTACATCTCGAACATTCTCAGGGGTAACTCTAAAAGTTGTGGGTGTTTAAAGAGGGAGGTAACCGCCCAGCGTAACCGTGACACCAAGAAAACCCATGGCAAAACGGGCTCGCCAGAGCATGGAAGCTGGGGGTGCATGTGGCATAGGGTCAGGCATGCTGACCCCAGTCATCCTTTGCTGAGGTACTATGTTGGGGTAACCGTTTGCAAGGAATGGGAGTCCTTTGAAAGGTTTCTGGCCGATATGGGGCCACGTCCGAAGGGCGGGACCCTGGATAGGATAGATAGCTCTAAGGGATACTGCAAGGAAAACTGCCGATGGGCGACCAAAAAGCAGCAAGCCGAGAATAGGAAATCCACGATAGTCGTAGACTACTTTGGGGAGGAGACGTCCTTGGCTGAAGCATGTAGGCGACTAGAGATTCCCTACGGAACTGTGCGTATGCGGATACGAAGGGGCAGGACACCTCTCCAAGCATTGGTCATGGGGGGAAAGACTGACACCGATTGGGATTTCTCAGACATAGAGTAACATGCCCGTCAAATGAGACGGGCTTTTTAGGAGATCGGATATGATCCCAGCTACTTTGAAACTGACGAAGAACCACGCTGAAACTTGGGACCGCCACTGGACACCAGGGACCATGGGACCGGCCACTCCCGGACGTGCATTTATTGCGGGGCTCTCCGGTCTCGCAATCGACTTCATGAACGAGAAACTGTGGCCAGAGGACATCTCGGGCGGTGCGCTCTTGATGTTGGAGGATATCCCCGCGTCTCTCGCTCTCTCGCTCGCGGCTCCTCTGAAATACTTCTTCCCCGCCCACTCCCTCGTGCTGAAAGCTGGTTCCACGGGAATCGGTGGCGTTGCCGCTACGACAGGGGTTATCCCGTACTCCGCCCTTCAGCCACGGGTGCGAGGAATCCTGAACATTGCCTTGGGCGACGTGGACGCTGAGTCCTGCGTCTCGCTGTCCAGCCATGGCCTGAACTGGCTTCGCATGCAGGCCCTCCAGTCCTGGGAAGTCACCTTCAACCTTTGCTACATTGTCAATCCTGACATCACCGCTGCAAATGGTGGCGCTCAGTTTGGCGTTGGTAGCACCGACACCGACGACGATCCGGCCAACCCACTGGCCACCCGCTTTTGTGCGTTCCGCATTGCGGCCAACCGGATCTTCCTCGACGATGAGACTACCACGGGCATCGCACAGGAAACGATTCCTGAAGGCCCAACCTCCCTGACTCTTCAGTATGACGCTGGGCGGCATGCCATCAACGCCTATATCAACGGGCGATACCTTGGCCGTTCCATCTGTAACGCTGCGTTCACCGCTGCGGGAATTGCCTGCCGAGTGTACCACACTGCGGCGTACACCGCCCTGGGTGCCGCTCCTCTTTCCGTCGGTGTCGACTCCATCGTGGCCATCAACCCTCCAACGTTCGGGTGAGTAAATGGGTAGGCGAGGAACAACACACAATATGAGTAGGACTCCCGCCTATAACTCGTGGAAAGCCATGCGTAGCAGGGTAAAGAATGTGCCTTCCTACCAGCATGTTCCCATATGCGAGGAGTGGGGCACCTTTGAAGGATTCCTCAAAGATATGGGAGGTCGCCCTCCGGGAACATCTCTTGATAGGATCGATAACTCAAAAGGGTACTGCAAAGAAAATTGTAGGTGGGCATCGGCGATCGATCAGGTGCGAAACAGGTCGGTCACGAGGTGGGTCGAAGGAATTACCCTCACAGAATCAGCTAGGGAATCGGGGGTATCCGCTACCACAGCTTTCGCAAGGGTAGACAGGCTCGGGTGGAGCCTTGACGATGCTATACGCACTCCCGTCAGGAGATGCCTACGCCGGAAAGCCCGATTGGTACTTGGCAAGACTATCACTGAGTGGTCTAGGGAAACCGGAATTAGTCTATCCACTATTTCTGCTAGACTAAAGGCTGGGTGGAGTAGTGAGGATGCAATTTCCCTCCCTGCTGGGTGCTCTGAGGCATACCACAGGAAGGCAGACACAGGGTGGGATTTCACATGACTACACAAAATACCACTTACTTACGGTTACGGTATATCGAGTTAAATAGTAAGTCATGGTTTAGGGATTGGTCCTACAATTTGCAACAGATTGACTCTATCGGGCGGATGCTTCGTGTTCCGGTCGGCGCGGGTAAGTCCTCGGCAATAAGGTCTTATCTCGCTGATGGGACACTTGCAGAAGTCATACGGTTTGTGCCTGAGAATGACATTGTTAACATTCGCATCGGGCGAGTCGGGAAAGGCGATAGAATTTACTTCGACGCTGACCTACTCTTCCAGAATGTTTCTTTGACTAATCAGGTATCGGCATACAGCAGTTACCGCATGTCCCTTGGCGCTACGTGGGTCGATGAAGATGGGGGAGTCGGAGATCCGATCTCCAATACCCAGCTACTCATCAACCCGCGTAACAACATCCGTTCTGTGATGGAAATTCCGCCCGCCTACACTACGGGAATCACCGACGTGTCATGGCTGGGGAGTGGGCCACAGTTGGAGACTGACGCCAGTGGCATTGGGTCAGGTATGCACTTTCTCAAATTTTCAGTGCAGACAGGCACGGCTACGAGGAACTTTCTCGTCCCCGCTTATCTGCTATGAGGTGACAGATGAAGAACGCAATGGACAAGTTCCTTGAGACTGGCAGCGCCGAAGAGGGCGGTGAGGAGGGAATGGATTTGGACTCGGTGGGGTCCATGTTCGACGAGGGGGCCGCTGACCCTCTGATGGACGCCCTATCCTCGGCTGGGTTTGAAGTTGACGAGGAGAAGGCACAGAGGATTCGTGCTATCCTCGAAGAGACGCCCGAGGACATGGAAGGCGAGGAGCACGAATCGGCTGAGAGCCCAGGAATGGAGAAGGCCGAGCATGCGGGGGTCTCGCCCCAGGGAATGATGTAACCCGAATTGCCGAAACTGACTGAAGTCGGAACATCGCTTCCCGGTCATCCGTGGGAGCGATTTTCTTTTGGAGGTAACATGGCTACCAGAGTTCGAGACATGATCCAGTCAATCCGGGATATCTGCCTGGAGTACGATTCGGGACCGTTCGATGACGACTACATCGTTAGGAAAATACAATTTGCCGTCAACTATATTTACAATCACTACTTGAAGTCCAATCAAGGGTTGTTCTACAGGTACCACTACATCGACATCAAGACGCGAGTATTCGAGTACGACATACCCAAGCAGGTAGTGGGGAAACGCATCGAGCGTCTCGAAGTCCCGACGCCCCCACAATACGGCGGCATGCCGTTTGCGTGGTCGGAGATTGAGAAGAAGGATCGCCGGACGGCGTCCAAGTTCGACTCGCCCCGGACCCCTACCCTCATCCCCTCGGCATGGTCCCAGTGGGACAACAAGATTTTCATCGCTCCTCCACCCTTGGTGCCTTACAAGGCGCGTCTGGCGGTGGCCCTCAAGCTACCTCCCGTGAAACGCGACGAAGGCATCATCACGAGCTTCTCAGGGGCAACCTTGAGGCTGGATGACGCCCCCTCTCCGAACATGCACAATGCACTCTCGGTGGAGGGCCAAAACTTCCTTTCGGTGTGCTGTGGGCAGACAGGCAGGATCAAGAAGGTCTACCCATTTGAGCAAATCAACGGGCTTGAGGTCACTCTGACCAGCAGCGACCGGCAGACCCTCAATGGATTCCCTGTGACAAGTGTTTTGAGTGTCAACGTTTACTCTGTAACGTTTGACCCACTCCTGGGGCTCGTGACCCTCAACACCCTGGACGATGTCCCGAGTGACGTTCAGCCGAATTCCTTTCTTGAGTTAACATATGGATTAACTCCTGGGAGAGGGTACAACATTGATGAGTCACTGACAGATGACTCCGACTTCTACAATCCCCCAGAGTTTGTCGCTCCTTCCAACCCTTTCAGTAGGGTGGTGACGGTTACCTCTGTCACTGCGAGTAGCATTACCTTTTCTGACCCAGGTTTTGCGGCTGTAATGGAAGGTGGCTACCTAAAGCCAGCTTCGGTCACAGCAGGAAACGTCATTGCCGGGGCTTTGTCAGCCTTTAGCGGTAATCCCGTCATAGAAATCGAGTTCGATGTGGCTCACGGATTCGCGGATGGGCAGGTATACCGTATTGTCGTTAATGGTACGGGTATTGCAGAACTGGATGGGATTGACAACAAGTGTTATCGGGTAACTGATACCAAAGTAGCCGTCCTCGCTGCAACGTTCACGGGTGCATTTGTGGCTGGTACGTGGCTTCTTCATCAGTATCTCGTCACGCCTGATACCGGCCTCCCGCCCGTTACCGAAGTGACGGTCACCAACCCCTCAGCCGTAATCGCTACGGCGTACTTGAACAGTCCCTACAGTGACATCCTGCGTCCTGACCCCAACCCAAATGACCCTGAGTCCTACGACCCAATCTACAACGTTGAGATAGATGACGTTGTGTCTGTAGGATACAGTATGGGATGCAACCCCCTTAACGAGTTGTATGACGAAGTAGTGTCACTTTATGCTGCTCTCCCAATGAGATCGTCCATGAATGAGACCGACAGCGTAGCGGCGGCACTTCTTAAGGAATTGCTGACGGAACTTAAGGGAGATAATGCCGGACGTGTCACTGGAGAGATTATTTCTCGTGACTTCTCTCGTCGCACCTATTTCACCCGTGCAAGCTTTAGGAGCAGACGCTAATGTGGGCAGGAACTCAATCTGAAATCTCAGAAGTGGCGTTCTCTAAGGGGATTGATGGGGTGTCAAACATTCCCGATATCCCTGAAGGGTATGCAATTGATATGGTGAATACCGACCTCTCAAAGCCAGGGAGGGGGCGCAAAAGGCCAGGATATAACCTATGGGGCTGTCAACTGCCAGTAAGAACGAGAAACCTGACGGTGTCCGCTACTGAGCGTGCTATCACGCTGGACGCAATTCCTCTCCTTACCATATTCCTTGACTTGTACTCCAACACTGGTGCGAATTTTACGGATTACGGAAAGGCAGAAGTCCTCCAAACAGACGACAGTGAGAGTACCATATATGCGGTGGTCGATACGGCTCTCCGCACACACGATTTCACGATTACGACTGACACGGTATTCGAGTTTACTGACTATCTCGGCAACAAGAGGCTCGTTTGCCCGGTAGCAGTTTACGATGATAACACCTTCCTGTTCCCAATATCCGTACTGGCGTGGCTTGCAAATCCACTCCCTATCCTGAGTGACGCAGTCCCTTACGCGGTGACGGCACGTATCTGTAGCGGGTTCTCCTTCAATGCAATCCGGGAAACCGATGTGGATAGGGTGGAGGTGTCATCTACTGCCCCTGGGACAATCATCCTCGGCATCTCGGACACGACCATCCTGGCCAAGTTGCCGCTCGGGACGCAAGTCTATTTTGAGACCATCTTTTACGGTCCCGAGACATCTAACCCAGGAGGAAAGAGGGGCCTTACCGGCCATGTATCCTTGGTGGGCAATGAGGAGATTACAATAGTCGTGGACGATGCGACTATCCTCATCGTCGGCGAATATGACTTGACTTACTTCGTAATGCGCTACTCTTCTGGCAAAGGATACTGGTATAAATCTGAGGATAAGTCCTTTGTGAACGAGGGGCCCCTGTACTCCGGAGCCATCCAATACACCCGGATTGTTGGCTCCTGCCAGATTGAGATGGAGGTAGTTCAAGACCTAGACAGCGTCCCCATCGTTGCAAGTTACAACGAAGTCGGGTTTCTCTATGGCGTAGAAGTCGATGTAGGGTACCTAAACTTCATCAGTAAATATTTCGACGTGGAGTTGGAAGAGGAAAGAATAGTCACTGGGTATGACGGCAATATCTTCAAAGAAAACGACTATCCGTTTGCATCTTTGCAAATTATCTCATCTCTGAGGTACACAGGGGTGAGTACAACGGTAGCCGTCCACCCTACTGACGGGACTTTCGAGATTTCTTTACCCAATGCTCAGAAGGTTTACAGAGCGGGTGACGAAGTATCCGTATCCTACTCGGTGAATACCGCTAACGAGTTGGTGACTGAAGTTTATGTGGTAGAAAGTACCGACACCGACAAACTGTTCCTAACCAGCAATGGGGACAGTGTGTTGGTACTGAGGAAAGGAACCAAGTTCGTCTTGACGAGAACTTCGTCCTCCTTGTACGTCGAAGCTACCACCTCCACCGTCCCCTTGTGTGCTGGTATGACTGTCCAGTTGACTGGGCTTAACAGCCAGAAGCGTTGGTACACCATTAAAGAGGTGTTTGTAGACACAACTTCGCTCGATGTCGGCGACAAGTATATTGTGCTAGATGACGAAGTGGAATGGAGTTCTGACGGCGTAATATCTATGATGCCGTACTTTATCCCTGTTTTTCAGCCCTCTTCGTATTTACCACTTAACCCTGCGTATCTAAATCGTAGTCAGATTCAGATGTCTGCTGTACCTGTTGACCGTAGTGTCTACATCGCTACGGGCCTCAACGGTATCTGGAGATTCAACGGTGTAGAAGTCGTCTCAATGCGTATCCCCATGCCCCCTCCTGGCCTACTCAGAAACGTCCCGGGAGGTGGTGGATTCCTGCGAGTGGGCCAGTCCTCAGACGGCACGGAGAGTTTGGGGCGTGACTACCAATTCCAGGTGACGTATAGCTACTCTGAGTTGGTTAACGGCATCTTCAAGGAGTATGAATCTGGCCTGAACCCCGTAGGCTCAATGATGGTGACTAGTGAGCCTGCCGACAATGAGCGTGGCGGGAGTAAGCTCGTGGAGGTCCAGATCCCCACCATCCCAGAGGGAATCGGGCTTCCTGCCAGAAGCATGAGGATCAACGTTTACCGGAAACTCGACGGTGACGCGGTCGGAGATATCATCGACCAACCTTTCTTGCGGGAGTTGCAAGTTGACAACGACCCCGATGTGCCTTTCATCTCGGCGCTCGTGGGATTCGAGGCCCCTCTGACGTTCAATGCAGAGGAGCGGAAAACGCTGTACACTAGCCTTGTCAGCCCGGAGAACACCGAAGCAGGAAGGCCGATTGATGATCCGCCGTTAGCCTCTGTGCTTGTAACACACGAGAACCGGCTTTTTGCCATGAACGGATATCAGCAGCCTTACGTCAAGTTCGTGTGTTCTTCGGTGTTTGACGAGGCTGATAACTCCTTTTCGGCACACGCGCAATTGTCGCTTGTGCCAGTTTTTTCAAGTGACGTGACCTACAGATTCATTACCTGCCCCGCCCAACTGGCTACGGTGTCCTCATCAGGGGGCGCTGGGGCGCTGGGTAGAAAGTTTCAGTTACTCAGGCTTCCCTACTACGAAATTGATAGCGTGGCACTGACCGACAACAGCCACACCTTCAAGATTGTGGGTCACACTATTGTGGCGGGAACTAAATATCTGTTGCGTTTCGCGAGAGGGCAAAAGGAGGCCAAGGCCCCTACAAAAGACAACCCGTACTATGATGGATTCGACTTTGAAAGACAAGTTTACCTCGGTACGTCAGTAGCAAATACAGTTGAGGCAAAGAAAAAGTGGACTGCCAAGGACGAGCTAGGTGCAGTCGTCACCCCTGCCGAGACCTTCTACGTATTTGAGTTCCTGCAAGAACTTACTTCAGTCTCCCCGGAGAACGGCCTACAAATTGCGTCGAATGATGAAGACGGCTCTTTGACTACTCCAGTATTCACCCTGTTCCTGACAGAAGCCGCTTACTCTTTGGCCAAGGGCGACTACATTATCCTTTACAACCTGGGTACACTAGGCAACGTTAAGGATGCATCAGGAAAAATCCAGTCTTTCGATAATGACCTCATCTTCAAGGTGGAGCAAATCGATCTCGTCTCAGGGGTGGCTGAGTATCGGCTGGATCCCTACCGAAGGCAGAGGACTCCCGCCGGGACGGCTGGGGCCTGGGAGGAGTTCCCCGTCACAGCGGCCTACCCAGTTTCCAATGCCACGGGGACCGAGGCTGTCGTCCATGGTAACGCTACCATTTTCAAGCTTGTCACTGCCACGGAGAGAGCCCTCAGCACCTTTACCCTATCTCCCACCACATTTGCCATGACGTTTGCAGCAGGAGGAGTCGGGTCGCCACCAGCGTTGCCTGCTACTGCGGGCACGGCATACCAGATCCAGGGGCTCCCTGCGGCGCTCCCCGAGCCAATCGGCGTCAACTACAACGGGAGACATGAGCTTATCTCGCTGGTGGGCCTGACAGCCACCTTCCGCCTCCCGTCTTTGCCGGAGGATGCGAGAGGAAGCCTGTCTGTTGATATGTCCACCTATGCCGCCCCAGGACAGGCCAACGCAGCGTCAAGCCAGATTATTGCGGGGGCCGGATATCTTGAGATCTATGTCCAGTCAGTGGTATTGACTGTAAATGTAAGGGCAGGCCAGTACGCCTACATCATTTGTAGGGGGCCAAACCCTGACAACTACAGCTTGGGACTCACCGGCTGGTTCGAGATTTTGGAGGTCTTCAATGGGGTCGTGTGGTCTGGGAATCTTGCTATTGGAGCCACAATCACAAGGATTAGGATCGCTTACAGCGGAGATGATCTGGACTACGATTTGCTTACCGGGTTGTCCGCATCAAGAATTCTGCTTGCAGATGCAAGCTCTGACACGGAAATCATCGTACCTGTGCCCGTACCTTACCAGCGAGGCATACCGGACGATGATATCACAGGAACCGCCTATGGACCTGTTGACGGATACACATCCCTTGAAAAGGTCATCAGGCGCTATTGTCACGCGATCAACTCAACTATTGGGGGAATCGGTTTCGCATATTGGGGCGGTAGTGCGTATGGCCGGATTGACGGAGAAATACCTGTCAACGGATTCATATTCTATCCGCACTTGTACCCCATCAATCGCTACGCCCACACCTTCGACACCGTTGATTTGTCCACACTGGACTCCGAGAGTCGCTGGGAGCTACGAGCAGTGGAGGAATACTGGACTGTCGATGGATCGGACTCCTATGTGTCCGGAGGAGTATCTGACCCTAAAACGGTGGTTACAGGGAAGGAATACTACCCAGCAAAATACTGGTACACCGACGCCCCAACCCTCTCCTCTCGCAACTTCACGCGAGCCTTCCGAGTCCTGAGCAACGATGAAATCGCATCGGAAGATGGCGAGGAGATCGTGACGGGAGTGTCTTACCAAACGTACTTGTTGATGCTTAAACGTAACTCAATCTGGCGTCTCAGGTTTGCTGGCGGCATCTCTCCCGCAGTAGAAAGGACTCAAAGTGTAGTCGGGTGTGACAGTAAGAAAAACGCTGTAGCCACAGACAGAGGCGTCTTCTTCCTACACTCGTCCGGCCTCTACATGTCGGATGGAGGGGAGACCCGGCCTATCGTCCAGGCCAAAAGGCACTTTGAAGAGTTGTGCTTGCAGAACAAGAACCTCTTCTCCCTGACTGCAGGCCACCACAACCCCCTTACGAAGACAGTGTACATAGGCGTGCCTTTCGGCTCCTCAGTAGGAGGTACTACTGGTACGGTGGAGGGGCAGTTTGTGTTCAACTACTCCTTGCAGGAGGTGACTGTCTACACCATTCAACAGGGGTGGTCGAGAAATACGAACATTCCAGCAACAGATTGGATTCGTATCGTTGACGGTGATTACTTCGCCAGCAGTAAGGGAAAGGTGTACAGAATACGCCCGGAAAGCGAATCGTCCCGATATCGGGATGAGAACACAGCTATCGCTGGCTCTTTGGTGACTAGATATGTGGGAGGTACGCCAGAGATTCAGCCTATGTTCTTCAAAAATGCTTTCTTCCAGTTCGGTACAGAGACGTCGAGTAACATGGAAGTGCGCGTCGGGTGGAGCTATTCTCAAGACTCCAGGCTCCTGAACACCGTTCGGATCGACGCCGATGGGTTTGGAAAAGCGAGGTTCGGGACGTCGTTTTTTGGGGACACTGCTTGGGCTACTAACGTAAGAACTACGATGCGGCCAACTCGCACCGAGAGGGTGTCGTTCACTATTGAAAACTCTGAGATAGACGTGGCCGGTGAGGTTTACGGCATATTCCTTGAGTTCGATAGAGCATCTACCCGAACCATTCCCCAATCCTCAAAGCTGTAAGGAGTAGCCATGAGGCCAGTAGCAAACTTAAATACTAATTCTGATGCATTTCCAGAGTGGTTTCGCGCTCAGTGGACGATTTTGAATAGGGTTATGTCAGATATCACGAAAGTCCTGTCAAACGGAATCGTGTTGGCTGATAACATGAGCTTTGTGCCCCGAACCGTAGCAATCACTGACGCGACCCGCATCAGAGTAACACATTCCCTCGGCAGGAACCCGATTGTGCTGCTGGCTGGCGGGCGTATCCTTTGTTACAAAGTGTTCGGGCGCACTAGTAATTACGTTGAAATGTGGTTCAAACTTCCCGAGGCAGAGGTAGTCCCAGAGCGCGGGAAGTTCAACACTATCCAGTGTAGGGATACGGGGTGGTTTATTGCCGGTGACGTCATCAAGGTCGGGGAAGTCGTGACGGTGGTGGACTCGGCAAGGGACGGCATCATCGCGACGCGAGACCCAGTTGTGCTGACAGGCGTTACGAAGGTATCTTTGTACCAGGAGTCAGTGGACCTTTTACTGTTTTGAGGTGAGCTATGGCAGGGTTCAATATGGGTGGACTTAGCGATCTGAGCAAGAAGCAGGTCGATATGAGCTTCGCCCGATCCCCAGCGAACAACCAGGAGATAAACCTGAGTTCGATGGAGCGAAAGAAAAAAACACCGGGGGTGCTGACGGGGCCGACAGCCAAGGAAGAGGAGAAGGCCCAAACAGGCACCCAGACAGGCCAAGGTGTCACGGGGCAGACAGCCGCCGTGGCTACTCCGTTCCAAGGGCTCAGTGCAGACCTTGGCTCTTTCAACACACGTATTGCCGCAAGTGTCAATGCTTTTCTTCAGGGAGGGGCCAGTGACCTCTCTGCGGAGATGGTTGGGGGCTTCCGGCCCGAGTACGTGAATGGGCAGTGGGTGGACGGCACCGGTGACCAGACGATGGCGTTGGGGTCAGGTGACCTCGCTGGGCGCAAGGCTGAGGAGTTGGGAGGACTCAAGGAGGCCCTGTCACCATACATGGTTGATGGTCGCTTCAAAAAGTTCGAGGACGTCATCGAGCAGTTCGGCGATACGAACGGCGACGGTACTATCAGCCCCGAGGAGCAGGCCAATGTGAACCGAGCCTTCTACCTCGTAAATCAGATACGACGTTTGAAGTCTATTGCAGCCGGGCCGGAACGCGAGGCGCTACTGATGCAGTTGCAGCAGGAAGACCGAGACGGACTGGTAACTGGCATCATGGAGGCCATGGATACCTATGAGCAGCTTGCCGGAGAAAGTGGCAAGGGTATGGGCATCAGTGGCGCAGGGGCAAAGGAGTTTCAACTAGGCGATGTTCTCACGATGGGTACAGAGGATCTTGCCGCAGAAATCGAAAACGCAGCGTATGGCAAGGACTCACTCTTTGGTGGTACTATGGCCGCCGATCTTCAACGGCAGGCTGACTTTAGCTCTGAGCGGTACCGGCTTGCAGGAAAAGAACAAGCACGGGTACAGAATGAAATCAAAAAAGTTGCTGATGAGTGGCTTACCGGATACCAGGAGCAACTTGAGGAGCAACGAGACACCATAAACGAAAACTTTTTGTCTGCGGTGCAAGGGATAGTTGAAGACCTAGACAAAGTGGCAGAGGCAGAAGGAAACCCCGAGTGGGTGCAGAGAGCCAAGGACTGGTTCATAGAGACCAGCCAAGGCAGTGCCGAGAACGGGGACGACTTCGCGAGCGTACTACTCGATATGGTCAACGGTGAGTATGGCTTGCAGCCAGAAGTCAGAGCCATATTTGAGAAGTACCTTGACCAGACACTAGGTGGCGACAGTGGTCAATCATCACTGGCTCGCTCTTTGTCGATGCTTGCAGACAAAGGATATCTCGAAGTTGAGACAGAAGGTGGAGGGATGAAAAGGGTTCCCCTGACCCTGAAAGATAAACTCTACATCAGTCAGACGATGGCTAACAAGAACCTGACTACGATGGACAAGCAAGAAAAAATTCGCTCCCTCATAGAAACTCGGACCGGGGCCTATGGCGCAGACCTAAAACAGAACACCAGGGTCATCAAGGACCTCATCGGGAGTGGAGAGCTTGAGACTGCCACCAACCTATTCCGTAGCTCATTGGTCAACTCTCTTAAGACTTACAAGGACTCATTTACCGACCAACTCTACCAGGAGGCAAAGGAAACCGGTGCAGTTCCGGGGCAGGTGGCAGAGGCCATGCAGGAGCAGGCAGGTGCTTTCATGGAGGGCATCACCACCCAGGCTGAAACTGCAGTCGGGGAACTTGACAAGAAAGAGGCAGACGCCACTAGGGATATTGAAGAGATTAACGGACTGATGGCGGCTACCCAGGAGCAGTTGAAAAAAGGCACTGCTATCATCAAGCAGAACTACATCAATGCTATCCAGGGAGCCATCCCACAGTATGCGGCGGCAGTCACTCAGTACCTCACCGCAGCTAACATGCCATTTGATGAAGCTACTGTGGGCAGATATGCGGAGCTTTACTCGTATTTGCGAGTTCTCTACAACCTGAAGCGCCATGGGGCCGGCCCTGCCGGGGACATCTACAATCAGATTCATGGGTACTTTGATGGCCTGCCTGTAGGAGGACAGTACCTAGACAATCTGGTGACGAACCCAACTGCAATCTTCAAGATGAGTTCGTTCGAGCTTGACGCACTTAAGAACAGTATGGTGGTTCCGAGATTCCAGCAGTCATTTAAGACGACTGAGCAATACAACCAGCTTACTGATTTGTATGGAAGGCTGGCAGGAAATCTCGAAGCAGCTAACCAAGCAGTCGGCGACATCCACGCTGCACGAACCGATTTGGGGAGACTAGTGGCAAACGCCAACCAGGACTTGGCAACGTTTAGCCAGGAATCGGCCAACCAGATATTCGACCTAGCAAAACAAGGCCAGACTGTAGATCTTGGGGACGCTACAGGAGTAACCACGGCAGACATCGACGCCACCCACGGATCTATCCAGTGGGTTGAGGATCCTCACACCGGGGAGAACATTGCTGACGTAGCAGGGGTGGCACCTGGATTCTCACCTGATGAAGACAGAGTGGGTATCGAGGAAATCACAAAGAACATACCGGAAGCGGAAAAGGAGATGCGTAAAGCTGCCTCTGGTGCGATGCATAGCCGTTCCGCTCAAGAGGTTGCTCGCGACTTTTCAGAGAAGATGGGTAGGGAGTTCACTTCTGTCTATGATCCTGACCAGAACAGGTATGTGGTTACGGATACCGCCACTGGCCGTAAGGTATCTGTAAACCCTAACCCCTACATTGATATCGTCACAAGTGCGGATGACGTCCAAAACGTCAGGAACTACGTCAGTGGCCTTGAGAGAGCCGACGACAGTAACAAGAACTGGATGCAAAAATTAGGTTCCACTGTCAGGCAGTGGGTCATGGGGGAGAGGACTCCCGGACCACTGGAGTCTGCCTACTCTGACAGGATCTTCGGTGAGGCTAGGCGCAAATTGGATGAGGGCAAATTTGAGGATAGTTTCCGGGGTGGTGCCGCTTACCTGAGCCCACAAGAGATTGACGCTGCAATGCAGGCGTTTACTGCGCCCACTTCCCACAGATCGTCCACACCTACGCCGAGCCCATCTCAGACTGCTGCTAGTCCGACCGGGGCACAGCGAGGCCAAGTGACCCGTCCAGCCACGGGGCCAAGCCAATTCATATCAGGAGAGTCGATGTAATGAGTGCTACAACTGCAACATTGAAGTCCCAGAGGGCGAGAAACCCACAGGAGTTCGAGGATGCGATGGGGGAGATCGAAAGATCCGTCGCTTCCGTCCAGCGCCAGTACGGCAGTGGACAGCAGATGGGAATCGATCCCCGGTTTTCCCGAGCCGCCCCGGCACAGACGTATCAGGCTGGGGAGATGCAACGGAGACAGGCGGCTGTCGATCCGGCATTTCAGACCGCAACTGCAATCGGTGAGCGAGAGGCGGGGGCACAGAACGCCCTTGCCCAGTCTCTCCAGAAGTACCAGACCTCGGTGGCTGACACTGCATTGAAGGGTCAGCAATCCCTTGCGGATACTGGGTTTGAGAAGGAAAAGGGCCTGTGGACCGTAGACCAGAATCGAAGAAATCTCGGCTTTTCGATGTACAAAAACAACGCCGAGAGGGCCGATGCCATTCAGTCGGCATGGGACCAGGGAGTGGCAGAAGACAAGCTCATTGAGGCTGGCATCAACCATGACATCAGGCTACAGGATATAGACATGTACTGGAGTAATGTCATGAACGAAGTCGATCAGGCTTTGCGAGATTGGCAGAGCATGACGGATGCGGACTGGTACAAATTTCAGCGTGATATGGAAGCTAAATCCCAGTCCTGGGGAGCCATTACCGAGGGCGGGATCGGCATCCTTTCGACTGTGCTCGGTGAGGTGTTTGCATGAAGGCACGACTAGTGGATTTCCTACGGAAATCGAGAGACCCTTTGGTACTGGAACGATCGTGGAACACCCAGAAGGTGGAGACCCCCAACCCTCTCCAGCAGGCAGGCCAGCCGACTCCTCCCGAAGCGGGGCCATCGGCCAAGGCCCTCGATAGTTTTGCTCAGGATATCGACATGCCTGAAGAGCTATCTGTTAGCCCTTTGATGGGAAATCCGGCACAGCCACAGCCAGCAAACTTGGGCAGTGCAGACTTCGGTAGCTCGTTCCGTGAGAAGCTACGGCGGCGTCGTTCCCAGGACTACAAGGCTCCACAGAGGGGAGGCTTGACCTATGGTTGATTTTTCTCCTGCCACTCCTTCTAGTCGAGTGGCTACGCGTAAAAAAGTCTATGACGAATTTCTCGACCTCGACCCGGCGCTGAAGAAACAGCAGTACCGAGAAAGGGAGGCTGCGAAGACTGCCGCCATGAGAGGCGCAGCAGATGCCCTCTCCCAGGCCCCTGGCATTGAGGGCAAGTTGGGGGCCCAGTCTGCCACCGCGCAGGCGCAGCAACAGATGGCAGGCACTCTCCCCTCCCAGGCTCTCGCACTGCAAACGCAACAGGCGCAGGGCGCAGGGATGCAACAGGGCATTGCCGGGGCCGAGACTGAACAAGCAGTTCAGAACGTCACGATGGGCATGGAGAAGGGCGCTACAGACTATGCCAGGGCGGTGGCACAGCAGGCGTTTGCAGCGGGTCTTGATGCCAAGAAAGCCATCTTCCACGCCAACGCAGCCTTTTCTGATGAGGCGTTCCAGAAACTCGCGACTGATTTTGAAGCAGGGCGGGTAAACAAGCGTGAGCTACAAACGATAGCTCAGGGAATAAAGCAACGTTTGGCCGAGCGTAAGCAGGCGGCAGATGAAGCCTTGAGAGATGCTTGGCTTGCGTTCAAGGCAGGCATGGAAAAGGGCAACGCTGACAGAGAGAAATCTCGGGTATTGGCAGCTATGCAATTACAGAAAGACGCTTTGCTGGATGCAGCAAGAGCACAACAAATTGCAGGGATTCTGAGTGGGGCACTGAAGATCGGCGCGACGGTCGCCGGAGCAGCAATGTAAAGGAGACACCTAAATGGCCGATGTACGGAAATCTCGCCGACGAGATAAAGCACCCATCGACTCAAGATACGCAGAGGATGCCGAGTTTACCGAGCCACTTCTTGATGAGGAGCTATCCTTGGAAGAGGTGGAGAATTTTGACCTTGATGAAGGGCTCCCTCCAGAGGATGTTTTTGATACGGAAGGCAGAGGACTACCAACGCAATATCCTGATGACCAACTCGATATCCTCAGCGCCGGTCCCCTGGACAGGGAGCCTCGCGCCGGTAGTATTCGCGATAGACTCCGCCGCGCTTCACAGGGCTCTGCTCTCGAAGGGGCAGACAAGACGACTGGCTATACGCCCAGTGAGGGCGAGACATTTACGTTTGACAACACCGGACAGATGGTAGTACCAGAAGGAGAGTCTGTCGAAAAGTTTGCTCCTGGTGTTAGAAAAGCTCTTGACAAACTGAATCGTCGGGGCCCTTCTCCGAAAGGAGGGGCTCGCCCGTCACCCACGCCTCGGACAAGACCCGGCCCTACCGCCAGCCCACGTCCGGTTGTCTCGCCTAAATTCTCTGCTACAAAACCCCCATCTGCCAAAGCCGCAGGGCCGTTGCCAGGGGCAGTTGACCCGCGCTATCGGGAGGAGTCGGGGCCTCTTGATGACCTCCTGGGACGGCCCATGGAGCAAGAGGCACCTGCCGACGAACTTGGGGGCCAAGCTGCTTTGAGGACTGGGGATATTGGAAAAGACCAGGCCATCGGGGGCGGCGGCAAAACTGCCGAGTCTGGGTGGTTCTCGCCCCCTCCTGGATCCGGGTACGATCAGCTTTCCGAGGAGGGGACCCTCCCACAGGACCGAAGCCGAACATCAACCGAGGCTCGAACCCGCACAGATCTGGACCCCCGCTACAAGAGCGCCTTCGATACCACCCTCGACACCCTGCGAGAGGCGCGCCAGACAGGGGTGGGCGAGCTTCAGGGAGCCATTGGCCGGCAGTTCGGGCAAGATGATGGCGCTGAGAAGGTTGCGGCAGGGCGGCAGGGCGGTCTCGACAGATATCTGGAGGGCATGGACAGGCAGGATCGGAAGCAGTTCATTGACACCATCGCAGGGAACCTTGGCAAGGTCCTGTCCGGCGGCATCGGGCTGGGGGCAATCCCAACACCGGGGGTCAATGCCGCAGGCCCCTTGAACGTGGCCAAATACTACGACTACAAGCCGTATGACGCAGTGGCAGGCAGGGCCGCAGAGAAGGGCCGCTTCGATGCCACCATGCACCTCCAGAAAGAGATGGAGTCTGCTCAGAAACAGGGCCGGGATGACGAGCTTAAGGCGTATCAGACTCTCGCGGAATACCGTAGTAACATGACAGATAAAGAGCTTGGTCGCATGCTCGACATGCTCCAGTTGACCAAGCAAGCCACGCAGCTTGGGTACAACATCCAGACAAACTCCATCTTCAACGAGAAGCTGATGCAGGACCTCATGAAGATGGACCATGACGACAGGATGAAATACACGGAACTGGCTGTGGATATCCTCACCAAGATGATCGGGGCAAATGCAGCCGGGAACTATCGCTCGGCGCAGGGAGAAAGGCCAGGATATGTCGAGGTGAAGCCACCCAACCAACGGCGTCTTGATGACATGTTGGGGATGGTTGACAGTGTAGTTGCCTCCTCTTTCCGTGGCTCTAACCTCACGCCTCAACAGATGACTGACTCGATAAACCGACAACTACAAGGCAAGGCAGAGAAGAACTACTTGACTGGTAATGTGGAGATTGATGCAATGAGCACCCGTCTCTTGCGGGAGATTCAGGACCATCTGAACTCCCTGCCCCCGAACGCCGTGGTTCGCGACCCAGCCGCTTACCTCCGTAGTTGGGTCAAGGACCCTCAAGTGCTCTTGCGCCTTGGTGTGCTGTCTGGCGAGGAGACCCAGTACGAGGGCGGAAAGCCGGTGACAAAGAGGCCGATCACTCAAGTTCCTCCCGGAACCAATATCCCGATACGCGGTAGCGACGTCGCAGGGCCGACCCCGAGACGGCAGGCCCCCGCCCCGGCACCAACCCAAGCCCCAGCGAAGAAGGGCTCCATCTACCGCTCAAACGGGCAACTGATGAGCAGGAAGACGGGACAGCCTATCACCAACCGGCAGGAGCTTGAGCAACTGGTGGCTGAGGATGCCAAGCGGGGCCTCAAGTACCCACCAGAAATCCTGAACAGCGTCAAGTAAAGACTAACAATGAAGCGGGAGGCTACAGCATATCCCGCATGAGGTGTGCAATGGAAGAGGAAATCGCAATCCCCGTCGAAGACACTGAAGAGGAAATCGCAATCCCCGTCGAAGACACTGAAGAGGAAATCGCAATCCCCGTCGAGGACACTGAAGAGGAAATCGCAATTCCCGTCGAGGACACTGAAGAGGAAGAAGTCGCTATCGTGCAGGAGGAAGAGGAACTTGCTACCTACGACCTCGCCACAGACCAGGAAGAGGAAGTGGACCCGGCCCGTCAGGCAGAATGGCAGGTGTGGCTAACAGCTAAGGACAGGGAAAATGCCAATCTCCGTAAGCTACGCAAGGATGAATTTCTGTTCCCGCGACTCCCTGACAACAAGGGAGCGGCGCGAGCCCTAGCCTTGGCTGAGAAGAAGCTGGATGAGAAGCGAGCAGCACTTGACGAGGTGAAGCGGTATGAGGCGGGGATTCGTGCTCAGTTGGCCGGTGTCCCCGAGAAAGAGCAGGACGTAATTGTCCAGGAGAAACTGAAAGAGTTTGTCAGTTCTCGCTACACTCTCGGCGGGTATGGTGACGTGATAGCTCGGCTATGGCAAGACACCAAGGAAACCACCTCTCCTCGCGACGAATACAAAGCGATGATTGGCGACAAGGAATACCCCTCTCCGTTGCAGTTCATAGAGACTGCTTTCTCTAACCCATTAGACCCCAGTAAATGGTCAGCCACCGTCAAGAATCCTCGCGAGAAACTAGAGAGGATAGTCAACTCTGACCTGATTCGCCAGGACGGCAGTGTCAACCTCGAAGCCATCTTCCACTCGGACATGCCCCGCGAGTGGCAGAATCAGTTCATGGCCTACGAAGCAGCCAGACAAACCGGACTCCCCACCGAGATATGGAATGACATCGTTGAAGGCAGGTATGGCTCATTGCCCTCAGAAGAGGGAGGGACAAGCGCACCCAAGCGGGTGGCCCAGATGCTTGATGCTGTGGTACTGAACGCCTACTCCAACAAGTTAGGTGGGGTGGACGCCAAGATTGACATGCTGAAAAGGATAACCCCTCCTTACAATGTAGCAGTTAAGCGGGATAACGGCGGGGCTCTGGTTTTCGATATGCCTGGGACGACAGCAGATGGCATGGCAACTGACTACCAAGGAGACGACCCCACGAGCCCCGATGCCCAGAAGCAGTTGTGGGCCGATTTCGTGGGATACTCAGCGAGCATGGTGCAAGACGAATCCCTCTCAAACCTTGCTGATGTCGCCAGTATGATGACTGAGTTGGGCATCTCCATCATCATCCCCCCAGCCGCGGGGGCGGTGGCAGGGGCCAGGGCTGCAAAGCTGGCAGCCGTCGCACGCCGGGCTGAGAAAGCGGCCCACGTATCCCGGATGACGAAGTTGGTAAACCTCGGGGTGAAAGGGGCAGAGGCAACTCCCGGTGTACTCGGGATGGCCTATCGGGCTATCCAAGGTGATATCCCTGTAATCGCCACTATGGCGAAAATGACACCGAGAGGGAGGAAGTTAGCGTATACGGTTATCAAGAATAATCCCCGTCTCGCTGGCATTGCCAACGCTGCCGATAGGCTTGGCACCATTGCTGCAACTCACGCGACATTGGGGTACATGGGAGCAGGAGAGAAGAGCAAAGAGCAGGCGGCTATTGGCGCAGCACTATTCTCTGTACCCCTGAACATCTCCATGGCTGTCAAAGACTCCTTCCACTACAACGTGCTGACGAAGTACCCGAAAGCGTTCAAGCAAATCGAGCGGGCCACCTCTTACGACCAACTGTCTGACTTTTCAAAGAGGCTTGTGGACTCCAGCGGGATGTCGTGGGATCAGGTAAAGGCTCAGAACAAGCTCTTCAGAGACAACGCCCAATTGATGCTTGACGTAGCGTTGCGTTTAGAGCAGGGAATCATCTCTGACAGGAATGTGCCAGAAATTGTCGACGCAATCTCTCGGGATGCTGGGTTCAGGAAGTTCGCTGACGAGGCTTCGAGGGCCACGACTGAGGACCTGGGGGTAGCTGGAAGGTTTAACAAGTTAGTTGTGGAAGAGTTGGTAAAGCAACTTGATTCCTTCAGCCGAGATATTGCTGGCCAGTCCGGCACTGTGGCATCGAGGGGGACTGCCTCTGTAGACCAGGGAGCCATCAACAAATTGGGCATGCAAAGGCTCAAGAAACGTATAGATGCCATCTCCAATGACGTATGGTCGGACGTCACTAAGCTATTTGCAGCGTTTGACGCTGACCCCTACATCAAGCCCTATGCCATTGAGTTGAAGAACCGCATCGAGGATCGGGGATTCGGTAGGGACTTGGCTTACAATCGCATGGCCTCACAGATGTTGCAGGCTGGTATCATCATTCGTGGGGCCAAGGAGCAAGGGGACAATGCCCTAAGGTTGTTGCGGGAGTACAGTAGTATCCTCGCCAATCCTGGCCCAGACATCAAGAGACTTCGTCGAATACAGGATGTGGAGAGACATTCCTCTGACGTTACGGGGTTTGTGAAGGTCGCTGACAATTCAGACCTCGGGTACCATTTTGAGTTGAGAACTACTAAGTTACCTAAGATAGCTCCACAGCCTACGGTGAGAAATATTCTTGCCAATCCAGACGCTATCAATGACATTCTCGACGCTACGAATGATGTACTGAGGGACTATACCGAACTGGGTATTGCGTACCGTGGCAGTGGGGCCCCAAAACTCTCGCGAGGGGTCAGGGAACGAATCAAGCTGCTGACCAAGAGGGAGAAGGACTTCCTTCATGAGACCACTTCCAGCATAGCGGACAGTGATGCCCGTATTAAGAACCTTCGTGAAAGGGCCTCAGTCGCATGGGGCAAAGCAAGGTCTTCCCTTGCCCAAGCCAACGCACTCGTGAAGAAGTATGGCCTTGCAGACCAAGACATCATGGCCATTCACAAAGTTTTCAAACGCAGGAATCCGCCAAAGAAGAAGGTGAAAGAGTTACTAGAGAAATACCCGAAAGACCTTATAAACGCAGTCAGAAACATTGGGAGATGGAAGACAAAGAACGTACAAATAAATGCTGACTTGGCCAAGGCAATTATCAGGAATGACGAAGTCCGGCACTTCACTGACACAAAGGGAAGTGACTTCATCGAAAGAGCAAAACAGTTCTCGCCCAGTGACAAATACTGGAAAGACCTTGGCATGCCGAATATCGAGGGTATGGAGAACCACCCTTATTGGCAATCATTGTCGAACAAAATTGCGTATGACTTCGTCAAAGGCATAGAGGATACTGGCGTCCCAACTGCAAACATAGAAACGTTGCGGATGCTTCGAGCCTTGGAGCGACCAGAGTTCGTCCTTGATCTTGTCCCCGGCATGTCTCGCGCAGAGGTGGATCTGGTGGGTGAGCAGGCTCGCCTTTTGGCTTTGGCGGTTCACCGGCAGACGGGTGTCGGTCGCATTATGCGTAACAGAATTAAAAAGATCGAGGATGAGCTTGCGGGTATCACGGATACCAAGGCCAAAAGAGCAGCAGCATTGGCATGGATGAAAGAGGTGCGGAAATCCTACAAGGGCATCTACTCCCTTCGATCGTTTGTGAGTAAGTACGAAGACAGGCTACGAAAACTTTCAGACACGATCTTCGAGGGCGAGACCATCGGGGCCGCAGACATGAAACTCCTCTACACCCTGACAAAGTCCTCCTCCATGGCCACCTACCGGCTGCGTGCGGAACATCCTCAATGGGTGGTGCCTCTGTCTCAAGAGGCGATGTCGGTATATGCCGCCATTGAGCAGGCAGGGGAGAAGGCGTTCAACATCTTTCTCGATAAGGCAAGGCTTGATAATCCGACACTCACGGACGCTGACGCCGCGGTCCTCGCTGGCCGGTTCCTGGGGATAACCCGCCACGCCGATGCTACGGGGTTCCTGGGGGCAGCGGTGAGCGCGGCTAGGTTCTACCGAGCGAAGGAATCTCTTCCCGAAGAGTTCGATCCTCTGTTACTGAGAGAGTTGTTCTACACCCAAGACAATCTTCTCAACTACATGAGTAAGGAGACGGCGCTAGGCGTGGACCGGGTAGTGAGTAAGTACCAGGGCGCGTTGCAGAGGGCGAAAATCTTCCACCAGCGGCGCGTCGCAGAGCCGTACATGAAAGAGTTGATGAAGATTCCCGGATACCTTACGACAGACTATGGGACCGACCTGAGTAAACTACTACACTATTTCTCTGGCTTCGGTGACCAATACGAGTGGCCTCTTGTGGGTGGGCAACGAACAGAGTTCGGGGACCTGCTATGGAAGGTCATGGTGGAGCGTCAAGACCTGGACAAATTGTTTTCTGGCCTTGAGAGTGAAGCCCTTAAACTGTCAGACACGTACCGCCCTGGTCCTCGTAGCCAAAGATTCCAGATGACTGAGAGAGATTTGCGGCTTGATGGACTGCGGAGATGGAAAGAGTCAATCAAATACTACTGGGGTGCTGAGGTGAAGGACCCCAAGGTATGGAAAATTGCCTTTGAGGTGCAGCGTATAAGCCAAGTCTGGGATAAGAAGGCAGTAGAGATCTACAACCAACTCACTGACAATTTGAACAAGGAGTGGGGCACGAAGTATGCCCATATCCAGTACCAGCCATACCGACTTGATGGCCATATGAGAGCGGAGTTAGACAGGCAGGTAGAGAACATCGGTGCCAATGCCATGCAGACGATGGGTCTGTCCCAGGCTGGCCGACAGGGGGCCTACGATGCCCTTATGGGCTCGCGACTACTTGGCCGAAACATTGAGACCAGTAAGGGTGGGCAGAGGCACAAGATCAGCACCCTGACTTTCAACGATGTTGACGACGTCCGTAACAACTTCCTTCTCTCAAAGGAGCTTCTTTTCACCCACGCCTACACCCGAGATGCCCTTGTGGAGTTGCGGGAATTGGGGATCAAGTTGAAAGATGGGGGATACGAGAACCACGCGAACGCAGTAGCGCGGACAGCGTTGCGGCACTATGCCAACATTGCGCCATCCGGGACAAGAAGAATCATTCAAAACCTCGCGAATACCGGTGGGCTCCCCTCGTTCTTGATGACCCCTGCCCGTATCGCGGGAGCAGCAATTAACCCATACCAGATGCTATCTACTGTGTACAAAACTGCTGTGGATAACCCGGCACAGGGCATCGTCATGATGGCAGGATCCTCGGCTAACACACTTCTTCGGGTACCCACTGACTCGGCGAAGTTCCTCCTTCAGTACCCAATCAGAACGGTATTTAGAGACTTTTCTATCAGTAGTCCCAACGAGAAATTGCAGATGATGGGGTTCTATGGGGATATCCCTCCCGAGGCGATCAGGGCTGCGAGGGAGTACACTTTGTCTGCTCAGAAGGTTGAATATGGGGCCTTCGAGCGAGGCAAGACAATGATAAACTGGAACACAACTCCTCGCTCTCGGGTAGCTTACTGGTGGTCTGGAAAGGTAGGAAATGACTTTTTCTCAGAGCAAATATACAAGAGCCTCAAAGAGAACTCAGAGATTCTGGTCAAGGATATTGTGG